ATTGATGAAACCAAATGCATCTAATCTATCACCACAAATATCAACTAATTGTTGTTTAGATCTTTCAGTTAATCCTAATCCAAATGAATCTATTAAATATCTAAAGTCAATTGCTTCTTTATTTGTAGCTGCTTTGAACAATGGTGTTCCTTTAGCTAACAAGTTTAATATAGCATTTTGTCTAGTTTCTGTTCCATCAGGTAAAGAATCTTGTCTAACTCTAAATCCTTTAAGAGATAAAGCTTTATAAGTAGATATATAATCATCCATTGAAGTATATCTAAATGTTTGATAATCACCACTAAAGTTATAAGTAGCAATTCTAGTATCGCAAGTAAGTTCTACTAATGAAGTATCAGCAGCGTATTGTCTCTTTGTTAAAATTCTTGTTAATTTCTTAGGAACTTGACCAACTTGTAATAAAGTAGAATCATAATATGCTTCTAAGAAATCACCAGCTCTAACCTCAGTATATCTAGCACCGTTGATAAGAATTTTGTTTGGTACTTGAGTGTAACCAGCAGGTATTTCAATTTCAATAGATTGTTTATAATTACTAATTAAAGATTGTATAAATATTGTTTGATTAGTATTAACATTAATTGGTTCAGAGCTTACTAATAAAGAATCTGTAAACTTAATATTTAAGTTATTAAGACCATCTAAGTATGTTTTTAAGTAATGTTTAGTAATATAATCATAAACAACTGGAACATCAACTAAACTCTCAACAACAACATTCTCATTAACCTTGTAAGCCCAATGATATGCACCATATCCTAAAGTTGTAGCTAAAGCAATAGCTACAGAAGAACCACCAGATTTAATTGTAAATGTTCCTTTATTACTTGTAGATGAAGGAACTAATATTATATCATTAACATCTAAATTTGCTAATAATGAACTACCGAATCCAGAAGCTGTAGCAGAGTCTGTAAAAACAATATAATCATTTCCAATTACAGAAGCTGTCATAGAAGGAGAATCTTCACCAGAAACGAAAATAATATCAGGTAATCCATAACCAGGATTACCATTCTCATCTAATTTATCTTCTACTAAATTACTCCATAAGTAATCTTCTGAATTAATTTTACCAGCGTAATAATCAGTGTAAAAAGTAGAGAACTTAGCAACAACACCAGTAGATGCCGTTCCTGAAACTGTAGCAACTTCATCTTTAGTTTCCATTTCATATTCATTTGGAATAAACTCATCATCAATATTGAAGAATAATAAATATCCATTATTAACAACATCCGAAATATCAACACTTTCTAATCCAGTATTGATAACAAATGATTTGTTTAGTAAACTACTTGTAATAACCGAACTAACACTCATACTAGATAATGGCTTTTTAGTCATTGTAGTAGAATCTATAACCATTGTCATTTTATCCTTAGATGATCCATCTAAAGCATCTGTCAATTTATTAAACATTTTAATTTTTCTATATTGTTCATAGTTTTTAGTACTTGGTGTAGAAGCTGTATTTAAAAATTCAACTGAAATAACACCAGTAGAAGTCTCAGTAACTGTATAATCAGTTGAAGAGTCTAAATTAACATAACCTGAATTATCAATAGAAACAGGATTATATACTACACTACTAGTAGCAATAATTTGATTTGTAACATTAAAGTCTATGTAACCTAAAACTATATCACTTGTTGCAACAACTGGATTATCAGAAGTTAAAACATTATCAACCATTGATACATTACCAGTAGAATCAACAACAAAAGCAACTGTAAAAGAAGCTGTAGTTCCAGAATTTGGATAACTTGTTCCTGATATACTAAATGTTGATGATATAGATGTTGTAGCACCAGATACACCAGAAAGTTGAACATACTCACCACCAACAACAGCATAAGCATCAGTATATGTAACAAGGTCTGAATCAAATGCGATTGAAATAGATTGAGTAGTAGAAACAGGATTGTTTGATACTAAGTTAAAAATATAGTCTTCTGAAAACCAACCTGTTCTATTTCCATTAAAATTTGGACCATCAATAGTAGGTGTGTTAGAACCATCACTTCTTGAGTGATAATTAGCTCTAGCACCATCATATAAACCACTCAACGATAATACGTTACCTGGTCTATCTAAAATAACATTAGAATACTCAACTGATTGACTGATAGTTTCTTTATAAGAAAGATATTCAATTTCAACAGCATCTTCTCCAACAATACCATTACCAATAAGGTCAATTAATCCGTTTGGATAATCACCCTCAAGTAATTCAGAATTGAATGCGCAAAAGATACCAGTTTTGTCTGTATCTCTATTGATTGTAGTTTCAATAAATATATTTCTACCATTAGAATCTCTAAAATATGGAATTAAGGAAAGTCCTTCATAATAAGATAAAAGAGTAACATTTCTGTCATTGGCAAAATTACTAAGTTGTTCTTTTCTTAAACCATCTGAGTTAAAGTAAGCACCCCATCTACTATCAATAGATAAATCTTGGTAATTTGACCAATCACCACCAACAATAACAACATCAACTAAATAATCAGATGCGTAATCTGTAGCATTAACATAAAGTGGTAATTTCTCTTGAGAACCATACCAATCAAGTAAAGTTCTATCAAATCCTCTAAGACTAGATTTAACAATAAAAACTGTAGTATATCTATCAGATAAGTTAGTAATACTCATTACTCTATCACTATAACCAAGATTACTCTTAGTTAAGTTAATAAATGACTCAGTGTCTCTTTTCCAGAAACCTGTAGTATCAAAAAATCTTCTATAAGCTCCTAATCTCTCCACATCATTAGTGTAGTTAGAAGCAGCTGATAAAGATTGATATTCTATTTGATCTAATGTATCATCTGTCAATAATAGATTAACTGCATAAACTGATGTTGATTCCAACATCTTAGCAACAGTTCTATGAAAGAAAGATCCCTTTCTCTCTAAGTTTCTATCTAATTGACCAAAGATTGATTCTAAATCATTAACATTCTTCAGTAATATAGGTGTGTTAACAGGACCTTTCTTAGATACTCCTATAACCATGTTAGTTAGTCCTTCTACAGTAGGTGAACTTATGATAGAATTGTCGAACTCCTCAATAAAGATACCCGGTCTTTTGTATTTTCCAATTTGAATTGCCATATTTATTCTTTTATTTTTGTTTTGTTTAGTATATATAAAATATTAAAAATCATATTTTTTCTATTTTTGACCTTTAGATAAAGTTTTTATATCATTTTCAACATCTTGAATATTTTTTGTCATTTTTTGTTTAAAATCAGCCTCTCTTTTATCAATATCTGTCTTTAATTTATTAATTTCAGATGTTGTTTCAGACTTTTTCCTATTTCTATCAGCAATTTGCTGATTTATTTTATCCTTTATATCTTTATTATCCGCAGTATTTGATGATGATGCTAATAAACTCTTATCAGCATTTATATCAGCCACATCACCTAATATTGAATTTTGTTTTTTCTCTACACTTTCTATATCATTCAAAATCATTTTATAATCATTAGCATACGTATTTACATTTTCAACACCTAATAATTCATCAACCTTCTTATTTCTTTCAACCGGATCTTTAATATCCTTATAAAGTCTATCTAAACCAGGCTTTAACTTAGATTCAAATTCTTCTATTTCATCAGTTTTGGAATTTAAACTTGTTTTAGCAATTTTTAGATTTGGAGCATCATTTGCCATAATCTCAATTTCTTCCAAAAAAAGCAAATATGATTTTAAGTGTATCATATTATATATATTAATAATTTTTTTGTAAAAAAGAAAATTATAACTTCCAATTAAAGCTTTCAAATGCTTTTATAAGATTACTCCAACCTATTACTACCTTATTCATAATAAATTTATTAACCTTATTGTGTGTAACTAGATTAACATATAAAATATGTTCTTTAGACTTAATATTTTCTTTTATTCTAGTCTTTATATCAGATTCAGTGTTTGATAATAATATTTGTAAAACATCATTTGATTTCTTTGCTAAATTTATAGAACCTATTTCATCATCATAGAAACAAACTTCATCATACTCTTCTATTTCTTCTGATGTAAACTTATCACCATCTGTCTTTAAACCTATTAGGTGTTGTAATAAGAGTCTAACTTTCTTATGTGATATATTATCCTCATTTCTGTTATAAAATGTCTCAGAGATGAAGTAATAGTTTTTAATAACTAATCCATTATCTTTTAATTTATCTTCAATCTTCTTTATTATAGATTCATAGTTTCTTTTGGTATTCTTAGAACAAATTAAATAAATATGATCATCTGAGTTCTTAACATGCATTATATTTTCAATATTAATATCATAATTAATATTTTCAATTAATTCTTTATTCATAAATTCTTGCATTGAAAAAGCCAATTTAGAAATATCAGATTTATTATTTTTACATTTAATCTTAATCTCATTCATTAAATCAGTTGGCATCCAATAGAAATTACCCGCAAAGTTTATTTTATTACCTTGATTTTTATAGACACCAGATTTAATCAAATTAAAATCAGATTGATTAATTCTTAATAAAGGTATATTAGGATTGGATTTATCCACAATCCAAACTTTATTATAAACTGTTAAAATACTATCTATATCGAAAAAATAAGCTCTCATTAATGTATATATTAAAAAGAAAACCCATCATTTTGTGATGGGTTTTTATTTTACTTTCTTATCATATCTCTACTTACTGCAAAGTTATACAGTATTGGTAGATTCAAGTATTTGTTAAAATTATCTCTTATATCTTTAAATTTTTTCGCCTTTCTAATTATATTAACTATTAACATTCCAAATTCTTCCTGAAAATCCAAATAGCAATCACACCAAGGTTTGTTATAATGTTCTAGTGTTCTCCACTCGGTATATCCACCTGTTAACCAAAATAAACATTTCTCAGGTGTTATTAAATCTATATTTATATTTTTTAGATCTTTTTCCCAAATCGAGTCAGTCCAATCAACTTTTCTCATTAAGATTGATATTGCTTCTGCAATATCTTCTGTAACTTCTGTACCAATTTCAAAAAAATACTCATTATTAGTAGATTTGTTGATTCTGACGATTTCATTTACATAATCATCATTTGATCTTTTTGATTCTAGAACAATTTTTTTCTTTTTCATACATTACTTTATTTTTTATATCATTAAAGATTATAATTTAATGTCATCTAACCATTTACCTTTAAAATTACCATTTTCAAATATTCCATTTTCCCATATGCCGTAAAAATTACCATTTTTAAAAATACCATAATACCAATCACCTGTTAGGTAATCACCACCATGCCATATTAATGTGTTGTGATTTATTTCAATGTTAGCGTTCTCAATTTCGGAGTCAATTAACCAAAAGAATTTTTCTTTTTCTAGGATTTCATTTATTTGAGAACTGTTTGTGTAAACCTTTCCGTTGAATTTTAGTTCGGAGTATCTCATATTATTTCAATTTGTTATTATAGTATATATTGAATTTTTAAACGCATAAAAACTTGACCTTGAAAATTATCAAAAAAATCAACATTGAAAAATAAAAATTTATTTAAAATAAAAAAACCAAGAATTTTCTTGGTTTTTTATAAAGTTGTAAAATATTAATTATAATTTAGAATCTGCTTCTTTTTTTAATTCTTCTTTTAGTATTTTAGTACGATCAACTTCTGATTTTAAGAGTAAGGAATCATCGTGTTTATTCTTTTCGCTTAGTACCCTCTTTTCAAAATCTACATTTTCTATTTTCTTCTCAACCTTATTTTCATCTATTTGCAATAGTTTAGCAGTAAATACATTATTTATTGTTCTTTTATTACCCCACTCAACATCAAACTCACTGAAGTATACATCACCACCCCAAGTTGCTGAACCGTCTTTATTAACATTAGCATAAACCATTTTTAGTTTACCACCACTAGCAGGTAGTTTATCAGGCATAAGAGCGTAATAAATAGATTTTTTATCACCTTCATCAATTGTCCAATCTAGTGGAATAGTATAACCAGGATATTTATCATCTTTATATGCGTTTACAATTAAAGGTCTGTTAAAAGTAAATTTAACTAACATTCTACCACTCTCCATTCTAATTGTTTGTATGAATATAAATTCATGATTTAGTTGCTTTTTAATCGGAATAGCATAAAATGATCCTGTTTTAAATTTAGTATCTTCACATTTCTTCCAAATAAGAGTTTTTGCTTCTTTATCATTTTTACTTATTGGTCTATCTACTCTAGTGGATACAGTAGATTCAATTTTATCTTCAGGAACCGACTGACCAAAATACTTTCTTAGTAATTTTCTCTTTTGTGTATCAAAATCAGCAATTGTTTCTTTATCTAACATTGCGTTAATAAAATCAAATAAAATTTGTCCTTGTGACTTTTTACCCTCACCAGTCGCATCGGCATCTTTATCCTCAGCTTCTTCTAAAATTAATTTAAAATCTGATAACTTTAAAACAACAGATTCTTTATTAAAAGTATCTTCAGCCCCAGCCACAATAAATTTGATGTTAGCTAAGATTTTTCTATATTTTTGGTCTTCTAAAATCTGCATAACACCATCAGTCCATTTACTTAAAATTGACTTAACCGCAAATGGTCCTTTAGGTTCATCAGGAGTACCACCACCACTACTTTTATTCAATGGTGTGTATTCTCTCATTGTTTTGTTAGAAACCTTACCACCAGTTCTACCAGAAGGAATGTAATCGGTATAATATAAATCATGTGCTCTACTAAAAACTCTAATTATTGCAATAATAGGATCTGGATTTTTAGAAAGATCTAAAACCAGATTTTTAGTTCCTTTACCACTCATTAGTTTATTTAACTTATCAACCTCATTCTGTGTAATACCACCTTTATATAAATCAGGAACTTTATCAAAAGATTCATTATATTCATCTTCTATTGTTCTTTTAGGCTCAGTAGTTGGTTGAGATTGTGTACCACCAGGTTGAGGAGTAATTTCCTCATATAATCCATATGTAAGAATATCTGAATTAAAATCAAATGATTCTTTTACTTTACTATCTTTTGGTGCCTCAGGAGAAACCTTTATTTTAGCACCAAGAGCCTTTAAGTATTTTGTTAACTCCTCTATTGTTTTCTTAGCCTTAATATTAGATGAGTCTTTCTTTAGTACTTTTTTATTAAGTTCTAATTTATCGGTGAAATCTTTAATCTTCATTTCCTTAGTATATAATTTACTAATAAAAATTTGTTTATTACTATCTTTAGATCTTATACCAGTAGTTTTAAATTGTTTTTGTATTGGATCGAAAGCTGGTTCAGAAATAACAGTATCCAAAGCTTGATGAACAAGTAACTCATCTCCATCTACTTCAGCTTTTATTCCTCTACTTTTAGTAAATAAATAATCTATATCAACAGATGTTAAAGATGACGCTTGTTTAATAAAGGCTAATCCTGATTTATCAGATATTGCACTTTCAGGACTATCAAATTCTTTATCCTTACAAGCCTTAGCTAGTTTTATTAATCTTAAGATTCTATCTCTAGTTGTAGCACCAGCTGGATCTTGTAATTTAGGAGGAGAAGATTGAGTACCAGATGTTGTAGTAGCAACACCTGTTTCTTTTTTATCAACTGTGGTCAATCCTGTTTCTTGTCCAGTTCCTTGTCCAGCGGGTAAAGCTTTTTGACTATTTTGTTCCGGTACGTTTGATTTTGGCAACTTGGACTTAGCAGCATTTAACTCATTCTCCATTGTTTTTCTATTAGGATCATTCTTATCCATCTTCTTAAGATCTTCCTCTCTTTTAGCAACATTAGCTTCTAGCTTTTTAGGATCTATCTTTTCTAAAATAAACTCATCAAATCTAATTACATCTTCATTTATAAGATTAACATCAAATAAAAATTCATAACTAGCATTAACTCTAGATAAGGAGTTAACTAAATTTCCAAAATTAACTCTAAAATTAGATCTTGCTTGAACATTTGAGGATGAGGTAGTAGAATCAACAGTCATTTTTCTTAAATTATCAATAAAAATAGAAATATTATCAAGTAAAGCATCCTTAGACATTCCAGCCTTTTTTAAGTCCTCATCATCCATGTCTTTATCTATTGTGTTATAGACTTCAAATAGTAATCCAGTACTAATGACATTTTTCCACATTCCACCGTCTTGTTTAGCTGGATCCCATAGATCTAAGTGACCTCCAAGTAGGTTATCTAATTTCTTTTCATCTTCAATATCATCAGTACATGTTTTTTGAATTTCATCAAATAAAGATTTAATTAATAGAGTATTATATTCTTTTTTAGTATCTCTTGAAAGAGAAGCTGATATAATACCATCTAATTCTCTTTTAAATGCTTCTAATAAGTTTGCAACTTTTGTTTGATTATATCCAATTTTGGCTTTTCTAACACCAGAGTTTATTAATCTACCAAGTAAAGAATCTCCCCAAAGAGTAGTATTAGTTAAAGCTTCTTCATTTATAATTATATTAGATTGTTTATAAGGAACAATACCACTGTGTAAATTTAACTTGTCTATTCTATTTGATTTATTCATAAAAAAAATAATAACTTTTTTGTATATATTATTTTTTTATTCTACAAATATTTATTATATTTACATATTATAATATATAAACTAAAAATATTAAAATAAATTTGGTTTTAATGAAAAAAGTTAGTATATTTGTATATAATTAAACCACTACTAAAAATAAATATTATGAGCTATAACCCACACGATTGTTTTATGATTGACTTAACTCAATTCTCTTCTGAAAAAGAAATAGCTAAGTTTTTAGTTGATATGAAGTTAGACTTCAATCCAAAAGAACTTAATGCTACTAATCTATGGCAATCTATAAAAGGTGAGTTTACTACTGGACCAATGACTAAAATTTGGTTAAATAGAAAAAATCTTAACTGGTTTGCTTACCAAGATAATGAAGGTCAAAAATTCGCTGTTGAATATCTTTCTTTTTTAAGTAGCATGCAGTCTATTCAACCAGGTGACTTATCACCAATGGATAAAGATAATGATGAGATTTTTTCAGATGAAGTTACTGATTTTAATATTGATTCAATTCTTGATAAAATTAACGCATCTGGATTCAATTCTTTAACAAAAAAAGAAGTAGAATTTCTTGAAAAAAGAGCAAAATAAAAAAAGAGAAGTTTTTACTTCTCTTTTTTTATATTTTTACCAAGTCCAGCTTCTAAACTTACCTCTACCTTTAGTGTTTGTATTCAAACCACCTCTAGCATCTCCTTTAGTATTTTTATTTACTAGGTCATAAATCTCCTTAGCCTTATCAAATATTTTCTTACCAACTTGTTGAGAACAATCTAATTGTGTCATTTTCTCATCATCTCCTGGATTTGGAGTTTTTAAGACTGGAAGTTTTAAACCTTGACTTGACTTAGATCTTCTTAGTCCAATAAAACCAGACCCACTCCCTTTATCAACAATCTTACTAATAACAATTCTGTAATCCATTTTTTGAATAGACGCTTGTATTATATCCACTCTATATTCTGTGTTAGCATCTGCTGGAAATATTTTACCAAAAATAACATAATTACTTTCTATAGGTTTTTGAACCATTGATTTTGAAAAATCTGTAGTCCCACTATAAGCTTTAGATTGAGCATTTAAATAGTTTAATACAATAACTGCTAAATCCTCATCATTTCCTGTTTTACCTATTTTATTTTTTAAACTAGAAACTCCTTTTGATATACCAGCTAATAGTTTTCCAAACTGACCTGCTAAACCGTGACCTCTTATTTCACCATATCCTTTACTATCTAATATGTCTTCATTAAATCTCTTTAAATGTTTCATTTTTGTAATTTGATTTTTATTATATATTAAAATCTAAATTAATCTTTTTTGTCTTTATTCATAGCAGCCTTAATTAAATCATTAAGTTTCCTGTTATCCATAACATCACCTAAATCATCATCTGGTGCGTTTTCTTTATTTTCGGTTTGAGCTCTTTGAACATCTGGACTTTCAATATCATTAAGACCTAAATCTTTTCTTAAGCCTTTATAAAATTTTTCAAGTTCAGTTCTTTGAGTTGATGAAAACTTAGAGTTTTCTCTAATTTGACCAATAGTCTGATTAACAACCTCATGCATTCTAGCTGAGTTATCACCATTATCAATCTGTCTTAATTGTGAAAGAAAGTTTTTACGAGTCATTTTAGACAAGAATATAGACTCAGCATAAACTAAGGCATCTTCTCTCATTTTTGTTTTAATATATGAATGTTCTTTTAATTGAGGAACATCACTTAAATATAAATCTACTAGTGATTCCAATACCTGCATAGATTGCTGAGCAGCAACTGTCATATCTGAATCATAATCATATATTTCTATCTCTCCTAAATCTGGTAAATCCTCAGGTTTAGCAAGGTGTTTAGATATATCAAACTCACCATTTTCGGACTGAATCTGATCAAACTCATCCTGTAGTCTATTTCTTTCATTTTCTGTTTTTGACATAGAACCGCGGTTTTTTACAATATATATTAAAAAGAAATAGTTCCTTAAAATGGCAGTTGAACAAAAAGAAAGACAAATGATATTCACAACTAAGTTGGTTGATGAATCAACTGATAAAATAAATGATGGTATAGTTATCAAGAGATACCAAAATCCTTGGTTGAAATCAGAAATTGGTTTAAGAAGATCAGGTGTTTCATTTAAAATGACAGCTGATGAACAATCAGAGTATATTAAATGTGCACTGGATGTTCATTACTTCACCGAAAAATATTCTAAAGTTAAGACAGAGGATGGATCAATCAATAATATAAAATTAAGAGAGTATCAAAAAGAAATGCTTAATAGTTTTGTTAACAATAGATTTAGTATTTTAATGGCCTCTCGTCAGGTAGGTAAGACTATCTCATCTTCTATCTTTATGTTACATACTATTTTATTTAGCAATGATAAAAATATAATGATTGTTGCCAACAAAGGGGATACCGCTGTAGAGATTGTTGATAAGATTAAATCAATTTACTCTTTATTGCCTTACTTCTTGAAGCCGGGTATTAAAACATGGAATCAAAAGTCATTAACATTTGAGAACGGATGTAGAATTAAAACATCAGCTAGAACAAAGACTCCAGCCATTGGTTTTACAATTGACGTACTTTATTTAGATGAGTTTGCACATATTCCATCAAATATCATTGAACCATACTATACGGCTGCATTTCCGACGGTTTCTGCCGTTCAAAATTCAAAGATTATTATTACATCTACTCCAAATGGTATGAATTTATTTCATAAATTATTGATGGATGCTGAAAGACCAGAGGGTGATCCACAAAAGAATAACTACAAAGCGATGAGAGTTTATTGGTATCAAGTACCAGGTAGATTTGCAACATATATTAGATTAAATGCACATAAGTTACATGAATACGGAGTTACCAAAGAAGATATATTCAAATTAATGTCTGATACTTGGAGTGATGTTACAAAGATAGAAATGAAATACATATTAGATAATATGAAAGATGTTATCTATGTTTATAATAATGACAAGTGTTCTGATGAAGAAGTAAAATCTATGACATTCATTGATAAAAAAGGACATGAGGTACCAATAAGAGCCATCTCGGAGATGACTACTTGGAAAGAAGAAGCTATAAAAGATATTGGTGGAGAAGATGCTTTTAATCAAGAGTATGGACTAAGATTTATTAACTCAAGTAAATCATTATTAAATGAAAGTATAATAGAAGAGTTATTAAAAGGTAAAAGAAATTATGTATTTGAACCAATATCAGAATTTGACCAAAAGTTGAAATTTAGTTATGAAGGACTTAAATGGATAGATGATGATAATGTGTTTTTATCTCTCAAAAGAAAAGACTATAAGATTGTTATGTCGGTGGATATATCAGAAGGATTAGGCCAAGATTATTCTATTATAAATATATTCAGAGTATCTGAAAAGCCTATTGATTTAATTGAGGTTCAAAAGCAATCATATAAATCAATAACTGATTTCTTTAGATTAGAACAAATTGGATTATTTAGAAGTAATTTAATATCTGTTAAGCAACTAGCTGAGTTACTTTATATGTTAGTTTTCGAATATCTTAATCCTGAGAATATTAAAGTTGTAGTAGAGTTAAATAACTATGGTAATACTCTTTTTGCTGAGCTACCACATGTGTTTGATGGAAATAATGATTATGGATCATCAGTATTTGTAAGATATAAACATAGAGCCGATTCAACAGAAGAGAAGGTTGGATTAAAAGTTGGAGAGAACAAGAATATGATGGTCAAAGATTACCAAGACCTTATGCAAAGTAGAGGATTTATAATATCAAATGAAGATAATATTAGAGAAATAACAACATTTGTCAAACACACCACTTCAGCGGGTAATACTAGATATGCGGCTGATGTTGGACACGATGATACAGTCATGACTATTGTGAACTCAACTTCAATATTTGCTAAAAATGAATTCAAAGAAATGGTTGAAGATTGGGGAAATCATTTTTCAGATAAAGAATTTATGAATTATGTAAATCAGTGTTTAAAAAACTTAGACTTTGTTCAGTCTGTGGATTACAGTCAAGTTTTAAAAATAAGAAAACAAAACATGAACAGGTATAAAAATAATTCAGATGGTGGAATAAATTGGTTTGGTATTAATAAGAATTAAAAAACCCTCAATTGAGGGTTTTTTTAGTTATTTACTTCCATAGTAACTGATAATCCAGCACTTTGAAGTTTATTTTTCATTTCAGAGATTGTCTCAAGGTCACCATATTTAACATCACACTTACCGTTAAAGTGAACGATCTGAGCACATTGTGAAGCTTGCTCATGGTCATGTTTACACACTTTAATTAAACAAGTAATAACCCAATCAAATGAATTATGATCATCATTGTGTAAAGTCAAACGGTAAGGCTTAGAAAGTATTTGGTCTGCCTTAGTCTTTGTTTGTTTTTTTGTAATTGTTGCCATATTTTTTATTAATTTTTAGTATATATTATATTTATTTATTTTCAAATGTTTTAATTTCCTTATTAATCACATCTACAATAGCAACATCAAATGGTTGCCCAGTTGCCCATTGTTCAAATTTAAAAAGATGTTCTTGACGATCATCATACATAATCATTTCAGTTGCTCCAATTTCTTCAGTAAGAGTTTCAAATAATTTTGTTTTGAATCTAAATGTATCACCACCAGTATTTAAATAAATCTCATCAAAAGAAAGATTATTCTTAATTAAGATAGATTCTACTCTATTTCTCATATTATCCGCTTTGTCTAATCTACCAGTAGCTAAGATAACATAAGCCTCATCATCAGCGATTGATTCTAAGTATTTTTTATAGACCCAATCATTAACAGGTATATCAAATATATCAGTATCTAAACTTTCTTCTTTGCCCCACCAACCTCTATATGGCCAAACCGTTCCAGTTTTTTCTAACCATATCTTTTCACCTTGTAAAGGGTCAGGTGTATGACACAGAGTACCGTCAAAGTCAAAACAAATTAGTTTTTTATACATTTATTTTATTATTTTAGAATTACAAATATATATATAATATACCGAAGTCGGATATTATTTTTTATATATACCTAAAAATTATCAAAATTTATGAAGTTTAACATTAAAAACACAATAATATTAGTATTATTAATTGTTGCGATATTATTCGGATACAAGTGGTTTATTGGAGGTGATAGTGCATCCAAAGAAAGAGTTAAGCAACTTGAAAAAGAATTTACTGAATTAGAGAATAAGAAAAAACTGGTTGATTTAGAAATAAACAAATGGAAATGTAAATTCGACACTCTTCAAAAAGAAGGAGATAGACTTAAACAAGAAAATATTAAATTAGAAGCGGAAACAAAGAAGGCTGAATCTGAGGCTAATAAATCTAAATCTAATTTAGATAAATTGAGAAATGAGATGACTGAAACTAAAAATAAAATTAAAAAGTTAGAGAAGAATCCTGTAAAAAGAACGGGAGATGACCTTTTACAATCTTTAAAAAATAAAACTAAATAATATGAAAGTATTTTTAATATTTTTATTAACATTAATAAGTATTAATGTTTATTCACAAATAGATTATCCAAAATATGAAGTAGATTCTCTTGGACAAAAAGTTATTGTTATGACTATTGAACAAGCACAATCTTTAGATAATAACTCAGAGATGTTATCATTATTTGAAAAATTAAATAGTCAAATAGGTAGTTATGATTCTGTTTGTGTAAAAGTAATAAATGACAAAGATGTGGTTATATCTTCTCAAAAATTACAAATATCTAAATTAAAAGAATCTTTAAACAATAAAGATGAACAAATAACTACTTTACAAAGTGAGATTAAACAACATGAAGTAAAAGAAAAGATTTTACAAGACCAAGTTGATAATAGACAAGAGGTTATTGGTGAAAAAGACAAGCAAATTAAGAAAATGAAACTTAAAATGATATTAGGAGGTGGAGTAGGAGCAGCTATAATAGGTGGTCTTTTATTTATAATTCTATTAGTACCATAAAGTGAAAAAAATGAGTTTTTAATCTTAATATATAAACTATAAAAAATAAATTGTAAAATGAAGCATATTAGAACATTTGAAAATTATCGTACTAAGAGTAAGAGAGAAGAGATTATTAAAGAATCTGTTTTCCAAGTAAACGATATCTACAAAGTAAAAACTATGATTGATATTCCTCAATCATTGATTAATGCTTATGTAAAAAAGGTTAAAGATACTACTGGTAAAAATTTACGTCAGTTTTTTGGTGATGTTGACATCGCTGAAGAAATTGTTAAGTATATAAATATGAACAACTTAGATGTTGAAAAAATTCCTGGTGGAGCATTAATGGGTGGTCAAGTTCAACCTCAAACTCAAACAGAAGCTCAACCTGAAGCTCAAACGCAAGTTCAACCTCAGACACAAGTTCAAACGGAAGTTCAACCTCAAACACAAGTTCAAGGTGAAGAATTTGAAGAACCTCAAGCAAAAGCTCAAGGATCTCAAGAGGAAGAAGAAAAAGAGGAAGAACCTCAAGCAAAAGCTCAAGGATCTCAAGAGGAAGAAGAAAAAGAGGAAGAACCTCAAGCAAAAGCTCAAGGATCTCAAGAAGAAAAAGAAGGTGAAGAAGAATTACCAGCTTAATCTTAATAAAAATATAAATTAAAACCTATCAGAAATGATAGGTTTTTTTATTTAATATATAGTTAATGAGATATTTAAAGTTATTTGAAAATTTTCAAGAGATTGATAATCCACACGGTGGTGAGTTTAACTATGGTAAATTAACTGAATCAGATATTACCAAAATTACAGTCTTTATAGAGGACTTAAAATTATACACTAAAGAAAATAATATTAAATTAGTTTTATCACCTGAAAAAGGAGTTCAATTCTCTGAGGGTGGTATCTTGTGTAATGGATATTTCGATGATATTACTAGCACTTTAGCTTGTGCACTTGGCAAAGATGTATCACAATGGTTAGTTATATTACTACACGAATCTTGTCATATGGATCAATGGGTTGAAAAAGTTCCAGAATGGACTGAAAATGTTGGAATGGACAATATAGAAAAATGGTTAAATGGTGATGATACTGTTAATATGAATAATATTGACAATGAAATAAGAACATCTATAATAGTTGAAGTAGATTGTGAAAAGAGAACTGTGGAAAAGATTAAAAAATATGGATTAGATTCAATTATAAATATTGATGAATATATACAGAAGTCAAATGCTTATGTTCTGTTCTATTTATGGATGAGAAAGAATAGAAAATGGTATACTATTGGTAAAGAGCCATATAATATAACAGATGTTGTTAATGTTATGCCAAAAACATTTGATATAAATTACACAATCTTAGATTCCAATATTGAAAAAACATATGATACTTATTTATAATGAAATATATTAAAACATTTGAAAGTTATAATAGTGAAACATTAATTATAGTTGATGTTCAGAAATCATTTAAGAAGTTCTTTTCAGAAATGTATCTTAATGAGTTAAATAAATATTGTAATAACTTTCAAAATGTCTACCAACTTTGGGACAACCATATAGATGGTAAGAGTGTAGATAAAGATTATCTATATGAAGATGAACCTGAAATTCCTATACATGATGACTTATATCATTTCCCTAATCAAACAGATTTAATTGAAAAAAGATATAACTATGATGTAGATGCTGATTTCTATAAAAAAATTTTAGATAAAGAGGTTTATGATAAAATAAGTGATATGGAAGAATCTAAATCACTAAAGAAAGGTGATATATTTAATACTAAAGAAGGAACTATTATTACTTATATAGGGAATAAGCATGTTTGGTTCCATTCTCCTATAAAACTATATGAACTTTTAAAATCATTAAAAGATAAAGAAGTTACTATTGTTGGTGGGGCTGATTCAGAATGCTTAGAAGATGTTGTTACAACCGCTGAAAGTTTAGGTGTTAAAATTAAAAGAGACTATAAGTATATTTATACTGCTAATAGTTGCCCAATTAAATAATATGAAATTAATTAGAGAATATAAAGAGTATACATTAATGGATAAGATATCTGATAAATTATCAGGCATATTTCCAAATGTTAAAATTGTTAATAATATATTATTAGCATCATCTATTCTTGATAAGTCAGGAAAACCAAATGTTAGAATAGATTCTAAAATTCCTCTTAAAGCTCTTATGTTAAAATTTGAAAAAAATTCAATTGAAATAAAATCTATTGTAAATTCAACAGGAGAAAAGGGTTTATCTCAAGAAGTTATGAGAATAATATTAAGTTCAATAGATAAAGATTTTACAATTATTATAGATCAAGATGTTAGTAATGGATTTTGGGATAAAGTTATACAAAAACATCCAGAATATAACTGGGTAAAAAATTAAATATATAAATCATGCCAGCGAGAAGTCAACAACAAGCTAAATTTATTTGGGCGATGAGAAATAAGTATGGTTCTAAAAAGAAAGCTCCTAAGAATATGAAATGGGTCTTTGATAAAGAATGGACTGAAGGAATTAAAATGAAATCTTTACCTAAATATGCTGAAAATGAAAGCATTATGAGATTTGAAGAATTTAATGAACAATATGAATTTGAAGATTTTACTTTAAGTGATATGGAATTTGTTAAAGAGTTATATGAAGAAGGAATTACAGATATAGGTCAATTAGCACTTGAGTCTGATTTAAGTAAAGAAACAGTAAAACAAATAATATACACTCTTAAGTAAAGAGGTGAAATTAATTTATAGTTAAGTAAACATCATATTCTTTTATAGTAAAGAATACTTCCATTACATCTTGATAATTCTCAGGATCTTGATAAAAAGAAACAGAAAGTTTATAAGGTATACTTCTAATTTCTGGAATATAAGTAGAAATTTGGTCTCTTATATCATTTTCAACATTTGTAGCAGATACTTTAGTTTCAAATAGTAATTTAGGTAAGTCAGCTCCAAACTGGGGATCTCCAAAAACTTCACCCTTATTAGTAAATACTATCATTTCATATTTTTGAACAATAACTCTAACTAACTCATCTTCAATAAGTTCTTTGTTAACAAATCTAGGATGACCAGGATACCCAATATAAAAATCTGAAAAATTAAATGACGCCATGTACTATATATTAATTTAGAATATCCCTAAACTTACCAAGTATGGTCATACCCAATACTATTGGATCAGTATTTGTTTCTAATTTTGAAGTATAATCAGATACAATATAATTACACTTAAATAATTTATCAACATTATCACTCTTTTCATTTAGTGACCAATCAATAAATGGTCTACCTAAAAGAGATATCATAACATCTATCTTATCTGGTCCAAATGTAGACATCAAAAAGTGATATATCTTTTCATAATCCATTGATTTATCATAGATACAACTATAAAGATCCAATTTTAATTTATTAGAAATATTAGATGATGCGCTACTGAGGCTACCGGTTTCTAAATAATTTTGAACCTCCACCATTATAGACCTAAAGTCCGGAAACTTCTTACTAACTATAGTAATTAAATCTTCTTTAGTAATTTCTTTTCCTTCTTTTGGTAGAATGACATTATTTATTCTCTTAAAAATTTCCATCTTAAGATATTTCTCCTCTTCAACAGACTTACAATCAAAGCTTATTTGAGGAATTCTAGACTTAATACCATCAGATACTTTATTTAAGTGATTGGTAGTAATAATAAATCTTACATTTTTATTATACTTCTCAATAAATGCCTTGAAGGCGTCTTGAAACTGAACTGAAACTCTCTCAAACTCATCAAGAAATACATATTTAATATCAGACTCAACATCCATCATGGGAGTGGTCTTACAGAAGTTTTCAATCTCTGATCTCAAAACATCAATAGAGGTGTATAAGGAACTATTTAACTCTAAGAAAGGTTTATCTTTTGTGTATTTACCAATTAAAATTCTAGCTAAACTAGTTTTACCAGTACCATAATGTCCGTGAAATATATAATTTTGAGTAACTCCATTTTCAAATTGTTTTCTTATTCTGGGTAATAAGACAACTTCTTCCAAAGTTTTTGGTCGCCATTTTTCCCATAGTAAAAGTGATTTTATAGTAGACATATTTTATTTTTTAGTAATTAATATATTACAAATTGGAGACAAAGTTTATTTAATATATAACTTCATGGTAGGTAAAAAGTTTAATTTTGAAGATGTATTTTTCAGAGATCTAACTGTTTGTGTTTTAGATACAATGGAGGGTCAAATTAACTGGGTTAATAGATTTAGCTCAGGCGATGTTTATGTTAAGGTTCCTTTCTACTACTCATTAACAGGAGATGAAAGATTCTTATTAGATTCATTTTCAGATGATATAGTTTCAGAAAACAGATTTATTGAGTTAAATACTGACCAAGTTCCAAGAGGCCATTTAACAATGACTAACTTTGCTATTAGATCTGATGAGTTTGCTAATCCAAATGTTTGGTTAAAGATGGTATTAGAAGATGATGTCGAAATAAGAAAAGTTTTATCTAAAGTAAGAGCTGTTCCAATTACGGTTAGTTATGACCTAGCTATTATTTTATCTAGTGAAATTGATATATTCAAATGTAGCCAAGCTATATTAGATACTCTTTGGTTATATAGATTTATGTGGTTTGAACATAACTTCATGAATATTGATGCGGTAATGTTACTACCAGATTCAAATACTGTTGAGATAAATAGAGAAAAGAATATGACTGGTGACAATACTATTAAATTGTCTATTTCATTTGAAGTTCAGACATATTATCCAGCATTAAGAAGAGATAGAGTTGGTGGTGGTGCTGGTGGAGGTGCTGCTGGTTCTGGTGCTGATTATTGGAATAATGGTGCTGGAAATAATCTTGACCTATCCAAAGTGTTACCAGGTGGAGTTTACGATCCAAATTATATAGTAGCACCGAAGAGAACAAGATGGTATAATAACCTCTTAAAAACAAGAGAAAAAACAAATCCAGGAACAAATAACCCAAATTCTGAAAATCCAAATAGAAATAATTAAAAATGAGAAAAAATGACTTTTTAACCTTAATATATAGAGTATATAAAAAAAAATATTTTAAAATATGAAGAATCTTAAACTTGAACTGTATAACTTCAAAAAAGAACTTTCTCTTGATCAAGAGGAGATTTCATTTGTAATTGAAGGACACATGAATGCTTGTAATGAGTTATCGGAAAAAGTAATTATAAACTCACTTAACGAAAGATTAAAGCCTTATACTTACGATAAAAGTGTTAAATCATTATTAGAAAATCTTAATGATGATATGAAAAATTACGAATTATTATATGAATTAAAAAATTTATATAATGTTTTAAATACTAAAAATCAAGGAGAACTTTATAGACAACCAATTAATGTTCTTTTACAGACTATTAATCTTGATACTGATCAAGACAGAATGTCTAAGATTCTTAATGAACTAGCTATCTATGATTGGGTTCCTGAAGTTAAATTATTCGTACATAACTTAACTAAATCTCCAGAAAAAAGAACAAATCTTTTAAGTGGTGGTAAAGGTGAATCTATCTTCACAGTTGTTGAACAAGTTGAAGAAGGTCATATTGCTTTAGTAAGAGATTCTTGGTTTATTTTAACTGAGTCTAATATTGAAAAAACTCTTTTAGAGAATCATGTTAAAAATGAAGAAGATTTAAAATCTTTAAGAATGTTAGAAACAGCTATGAAATATGCTACTGTTACTGAAGATAGAATTAATTTCAGAATTTCTGAATATTTAACTATTGGATTACCAGTTAATAAAAAAGGTTCTATCTATATCAATGATGATGAGATGAATGAAGAAACTACTTTAGAAAGTTTATTCTCTTCTCCAATTGTTCCAATTGTTAATAAAAACTTTTATCCAGTTTTACTTGAAGTATCTAAAAGTTTAGATAAATTCATTGAATTAGATGTTGTTAAAAAAGTTAACAATTTAATTAACCCTCACTTAGAAGTATTTGCATTCAACTACAAAAATAATACTTTTGTTTATAGATGTGATGAAAGATATGGTAACTCATTCTTTAAATATGAATCAGCTTTAGAATTAGTAAATGAGGTTAGAAATGAATTAAACTATGATTTAACTTATTTCTTTGAAAATAAATTAGATAAAGAATTAATAGTTAAGAGAAAACTTGAAGATAAAGAAAGAGAAATCTCTTTAAAACTTGAAGATGTTAATTTTAACATTGAAAAAGTCAAAGGTTCTATCCAAATGATTGGAGAATCTGAAGTTTTAACAACAGCTCTTAAAAACTTAGAAAAAAGGAAAAACAACTTAGATGCTGAACTACAAGTTACTAAGGAACTTCAATATAACGAAAGAATTAAACTTTAATTATTAAATTAAATAAAAAATCCTCATAGAAATTTGAGGATTTTTTATTTTAAATTAAACTTTCATGTTACATGTTCCTATAACATGAAAGTTTAAAATCTAAAAAGTTTTTTACTCAAAAAAATAATCCAACGCTTATTTATTTAAATAATAAAGACCTCTACATTGAGGTCATCGTGTCAAAAGCACAAGGAAAATTAACAAGAAACTCTGAAAAAATGTTAGAATTATTAGCGAAAAAAACAATCAAAAAAATGAGATATTGGTCAAATGATGACAGGTTAGATTGTTATCAATCTGGGCTACTTGATATGTTTCAAAACTGGTATAATTTTAATGAAGAAAAGTCTGTAAATGCTTTTGCTTATTTTACAGAAGTATTTAAAAGAGGAATTGCTAAAGGTTATAATGAACTTTATAAAAAGAAAGGCGATAATGAACATTTAATTAAATTAATTTCAATTGAAGGATCAAACGATGGTATGGGTCTACACTCACTCTAGAAATAAAAATTCAAAACATATTTAAACTAAAAAAACCTCTCAATTGAGAGGTTTTTCATTTTTATTTATATTAAGCTTCTGCTGGAACTTCAACTTCACTATAAACAGTTTGTAACATTCTTTCTGATACTAAATAAGGATCACAATTAGATGCTGGTCTTCTATCTTCAAAATAACCTTTACCTTCTACAATTGCTTGAGCAGGTATTCTAATAGAAGTATCTCTTGTAGAGAATCCATAACTAAAGTCATTGATACTTGAAGTTTCATGAGCTCCTGTTAATCTTTCATCATTGTATAAACCATAAACAGCAATATGTTCTTTTTGAAATTTATCTAATTTCTCCATTTGTTCTTTAATGATTTCTAAACCACCTTCTTCTCTCATTTCCTTAGTAGAGAAGTTAACATGACATCCAGTTCCATTCCAGTCTCCTTTTAATGGTTTTGGGTGTAATGAAATCTTTACATTGTGTTTCTCAGCAACTCTTTGTAAAAGATATCTTGATATCCATAATTGGTCTGATCCATTTAAAGCGGTAACAGGTCCTATTTGATATTCCCATTGACCTAAAAGAACTTCAGCATTTATACCAGAAATATCTAATCCAATTTCCATACATACATCCATATGCTCTTCTACAATACCTCTACCTACAACATTATCAGAACCAATACCACAATAGTAATCACCTTGAGGTCTAGGAGTTTTGTTTGGATCTAAAGTAAATCCTAAAGGAATACCTTCACCATATCCAAATGGAATCATAGGTTTATGAGTTAATGTATATTCTTGTTCCCAACCAAACCATGGAAGATCTGATTTCTCATTTGATTCAATATTTAACTCATTTACTTTTTTAGATAATTTTCTTCTGTTGTTTGATTCATGTGGTGTACCGTCTGGATTAAGAACTTCACATAAAACTAATCTATGTGGATTACCTCTAAATGGATCCATAGTAACAAATACTGGCTTTAATAGACAGTCGGTGTTTTTACCTTTACCAGACTGAGCTTGCCCAGTAGAACTACCATCAAATGACCAAACAGGATAGTCAAATGGAATCATTGTATCCATTTTATTCACAATCTTTGTCTTACTCCTAATTTGTTGAGGGTTAGAACCATCAAGCCAAATATACTCTAATTTAATATTCATAAGTGTTGTTGTTTTTTTTATTTTATTATTTTTTTAAACTTTGTTTAGAATATTATATAAAAATTAAGTAACAATTTTAAAATATGAATAGAGTAATTTTACAACTTTGGGAAGAATCTGAAAGAGGATTTGGAACTAGATCGGACGGGTGTTCAATTCACACAGACTCTGAAAATAGAAATAATTATATTAAATCTATCTATGATTCAAGAGGTGATATGGTACCTAATACATATGATAAAATTATAGGATCTGAATTAGAGGCTTTTATAGATGATGAGTTATTTAAGAAATTAAATGAAGAAAAATCCATAAGATTAATTGAACCAGAATTTAATAATTTAATTAAATTTGAAGAAATAATTATAAAATAAAATGATAACATTTTTTTATACATTTATAATAGTATTTATCTGGAATGAAATCTATTATATAAAAAATAAACACAGATTAAGTCTTAATTTCAAAAATAAAGATATTGAGTCTACAACAATACTAGATCTTACTTACTATCTCACAAAAGTATTATATTGGTCTTGGCTAATAATTGGTATGTTTACATATCTATCACCATACTTTATAATACTATTATCATTGGTGATTATAAAACTAATAACATTCAAGTCAAAGAAAAAGTCTCTTTATGTTATATTTGATAATATATTTCCTATACTATCTGTGTTTATTTTAGGAGTTATACTTTTAATTAAGTTTACAAGTTAAACTTTTTCAAATGGTCTTCTGTTATGATAATAAACTCATAACCTTTTTTATTACACCAAGCTATCATAGTTTTCCACTTTTCGGAATTTCTCTGAGCCATTTTAAATTTAAACTCTAAGTTTTTTAGTTTTTTTAAAGACAATCCATCCGGTATGTTAAATTTACCTTCTGTGAATAATATAGCATCTTTATATTCCTCATTTGGCTTAACCTCAACCACAACCTGCTTTAGCCTATCATCTATCATCATTTCATAATAGAAATCCGGATAATAACTATGTTCTTTTATTTTTTGATCACCATTTTCAAAGTGAGTCATTTGATAAGGAATTCTCAAGTTCTCAGATCCCCACTTCGTGACTTTAACATTCATATCTAGCCAAGTCATTATTTTCAACTCCCAAGAGCTCCTATAGTAAACACCACCTTGAGTATTTAACTTAATAACTTTATCCTTGTTCTTAGGAGTATAGTTTCCCTGGTGATAGTTTTTATTATTCGGCTTTGAGTTTAACATATTATATTTTTTAATTTTTCTATTATTGACTCGTTATATTTAATAGTTATTAGTTCTATATTATTTACTTTACAAAAATTTCTTTTAATATCATCATTTACTTGTGTATACTTTAGACCATCCAACCCACCAAATTTATCAACCGATTCATAGTGTTGAATTCCATTATATTCTATACATACTTTTATATCAGGTAAATAGAAATCAAATCTTAACTTTTTTTTATTAACACAACCATTGAATGTCTTTTCTCTTATATAATTTATTTGATTTTTTTCTAATATTTTTTTAATAATTATCTCACTTGTAGATTTTTTTGGCAAGAATCCCATTAGATGATAGTCGGGCAATTGTTCAATATCGCCTATATCGGTTTTTAATATCATTTTGAATCTTTTTCCTCTATAGTAAAGTGTTGAATAATCTATATCAAGTAATTCACCCCAAACCATTATTGATTTTTGTATAAATTTAAGCCTTTCTATTTTTAGATTGGACTCTCTTCTACAGACAGAACATCCATGTCTTTTAATGTTATCAACCGTTGATTTTATTATGTGTCCTTCCTTACAAGAAAATTCTGATTTACTTCTATACCCATTATATTTTATAATGTTTATATCAATTTTAGATAAGAAATTAACTAAATCTTTATTTAGCCTAATTCTGCTACAACTTGGGCAATTTTGACCAAGTATAAAATGATTATGTATTCTCTGACTAAACAGACCATGTGTTTTACAAACGATTTTTATCTTATCAAATGACTCATATTCATTCTTATCAAATATATAATCATATCTTGTCTTTATACTATTGATGTACTCTTTTGTATATTTTAGTTCCGTTTTATTTGAACATTTTGAACATTTTTTTAACTTAACATGAACATCAAACCTCTGGGAAACCAAACCATGTGATATACAATCATATACTACTTTCTTCTTTGATCCATCTATAATTCCTAAGTATTTTAGTCCTAAGTTCGGTAATTTATCAATTTCTGACTTTTTCAATTCTCTCATATTGTATATATAAATATCCAAAAGTGGGAAAAATTATATTGAGTTTAACATATATTTATATATAATAAAAATTAATCTCTGATATGGGTGTTTTAAATGAACTAGTGAATTATCAAGTGAAAGTTGAGGGTGGTGATAAAGCATCCAACT